ATGTCAGTCGGCATCGGAACCTCCTACGACGCTGGGTGAACGTACAACTTGACAGGGTTGTAAGTCGTCGTGTTTGCAGCCACCAATCGCCCGCCCGTCCTCTGGAAGGCGTAAAAGCCGGTCTGAAGTGCATCTGCGTACCGCTCGGTCATTCGCACGAGTTGCACACCCGAAACGTCACGGATGATGTACTTGCTGAAGTCGCCGAACCCAATCGACTTGGCTGACGCGGCTGCGGTTGCGACGTCGTTGTTGACCACGATGGGATAACCCATGATCATGTCAGGCTGTCCAGCCTGCACCGACGGCTCCCACAATGGACGGTTCTGACTGTCTTGCAACTTGCGGATGATGCCCACCGTCGCGTCGCGCATCATGAACTTCGCGTTCTGGCGGTACGCCACGTCGACACTGTAGACAAGGTCCACCAGGTCGTTGTAGATCACGGTGGTCGTCTGGCCTGCGGCCCCGGTCTTGCCCGTTGCGGCCCCCACGATGACACCGTAGGGCTGGCTTGACCCGGTACCCGTCGTCCAATGTGCATTTTGCGCGCGTCCGAGACGCTCGCCGAGCGCGTTGGCGATGAACTGGTCAAGCGGGAACTCGCTGTCCTGAAGCAACTGATTGGACACCAGAACCAGTCCCGAGGTGTACATGTAACTCGAAACCGTCAACTGACCGAAGGTCATTGCACTTTCGGAGATTGTGCTGTTTTCAGAAAGGATCGAACCGCTAACGCCGGTCTCGTCAACCGTCGGCAGGAGAAGGTCCGCGCCGGACTGTGTCGGGTAGACGGTTGATACCGAAAGCATCCCGCCGAACGCGCGACGGGCAGCCTCGATGCCGGAACCAAACTCGTAATTGACGAGATACCCACCGGCAGTCGTGGTCCCGACGGACTGCGCGCGACCCTCGGCCAGACGCTGACGGTTGTAGGCGCGGAGTTCAGGATCGAGATTCTCGTCAGTTCCGCGCAGCCACGCGTTGAACGCGCGCTTCTGCGCCTCGATTGACAGTCCAGCGCCGGTTGATGCCTTGCGCTCTTCGGTCTCCACCACGGAACCGCGCAGTGCGGTTTCCTCGGCTGCAAGACGCTGCGCCTTGCCAAGCGCGTCGATGCGCCGGTCAAGTGCGGACAAGTCCTTGTCCAGTGCCTCGAAACGGGTTTCGGCCTGTCCGTCCCAGTTCGCCTGGTCCTCGACGATTGCGCGCATTTCCAGCGCCAGCCGGTTACGACTGTCGCGGAGTTCAGTGAGGTTCGACGCCATTGTGCTGCTCCTAGAGGCTGGTGACGCGTACCCGCGCACGGGCAAGCGTCAGTGTGGTTGACCGCGGATTGGTCAGGATTGCTGGCACCCGGACGGACCGGACCGCCACCGAGGTTTGCTGGTATGCCGGGTACGTCACCGCCGAAACGTCAAACAAGTCGCAATCAAGCAACTCGCGCACGTACCCCGTCGATCCAGATCCGGACCAACGGTCCGTCACTGCCCGGAATGCGAACGACGCCTGATTGACGTCCCCGCGCCGGACCAGTTCCACGACGTCGCGACCCAGACTCGTGTCCGGTAACAGGCACGAGAAGTAGAGGCCGGTCTCGTCTTCGCGCAGCGTCAGTGTGCCCGAAGCGGTGCGACCGAGTGGTGCCTCGGCCTCGTGGTTCCAGAGGCAGCGAACGTCCTGAGAGGCTGCCAGTGCGCGCGTGAACGCGCCACGGCGGATGATCTCAGTGAATTGCATCCCGTAGCCACCGTTGCGGCTGTCATCCTCTTCGGACTGCAGCGGCTGCGACGGTACGTCGAACAGTGCGGCGTAGCCCTCAAGGCGCAGTCCCGTTGCAGGATCATCCGCGCCCCGGAGTTCGACGCGTGCGCCCCGGAGTTCCAGCCGGTCAGGTGACGCATCGCGCGTCCCCGGCTTCCACTCGGGCGGTGTCTTCCCGAAATCCTCGTAGTGCGATGCAAGGTGATCATAGACCGCCTTGCGATCAGCGTCTGGCATGTCAACGCCTCCACGTCCGCCGAACATGATGCTCATGCACTGCGCGACGCCTCGCCACACGCAATCGTACGGCCCGGTGACGGTGTGATGCGCGAGTTTGTATGACGACTCGATGTCCGGATTCGCCTGGTCGACCCACGCGCACATGCGCTTGAGATCGTCAACGGTCGCCTTGGCAACCTCGGAGGGACCATCCCACGATTGACTCTCGGGTGCAAGCCCGGTCTTGCGGTACGGTATCGCGCGCCGTTTGTCCACTGCGACCATCGTGTCTCCTGTTGGTCGCGCGACGGGCGCGGTAGGGGTCATTGCCACTTTACAGGGTTTGACGTCATTCCGCAACAGGCAACGTCACCCCAGTCGCCCGCGCCAGTGCGTTCCGGGCCGCCTCGGGCAGGGTGGACTGTCCCGCGATCCACGTTGCAAGCGCGGTCCGTTCGGCCAGTTCCAAGGCGTCCTTGGTTTCCTTCTCGGCGCGTTCCGCCTCGTTACGGGTCATGTCCTGCTCCCGTTGCGTGATCTCCTGATCCGTCAACGGTCGGACGGTCTGCACGCCGGTTTCACAGTTGATCTCGATGGCGATGGGTGGTTCAGTTGTCATTAGGGGAGTCCGTATATCGCAAAGGTGCTACCAGATGTAATGTTGGATCCGCTGGATGCGAACACTTTTATTTGCGTTATGGCCGCGGTGCTTCTCCATCCACTTCCTCCAATAAGATACCCAAACGCGTATGAAGTAGTAGATGTCGGTACATTACAAATGCCAGTGACTAATTTCCACGTACTTGTGCTGTTTGCATTATTGATCACAAACTGACCAGATGAGATCTGTGAGCCGCCAAAAGCCGAAGCAGTTGCAGAACCGCCCATGTCCTCCATGTATGTTCCCGAACCTGAAAAATTGACGTAATTTGAAGCGGTGTCATTGTTCAATTGCCAACGAAGCGACTCATAAGCGCCCGTTGTATATGCGGTACGCGATCCATACGTAATCATCAGAGACAAATAAGAAGTCGATATTGAAGAAAACGTCACACTCGCCGCCGCCGTACTCAACGTGGTTGACGCGAGAAGCACTGGCATGCTCGCCGTTGAGTGGACGTGATCGGAACGGGCAAGGGTAGTGGCGCTGCCTGATGCAGCCGTGGCACCTCCCGTCACCGCGCCCGGTGTGCCAAACGCCTCGCGACTGTGGCGGTGATCGGACAGCGCAACGGTTGTAGCAGTCCCCGTCGCTGCGGTGTCGCCGACCGCGGATGCCCCGGCAGTCGCTGATCCAGGCATCGCGTGAACATGATCAGCCAACGCCGGACTGGCACTGGTGCCCGTCGCCTGCGTGCTGGACACCGTCAATGCCGATGGTGCTGCACCAGCGGGAAACGCGTGTTTGTGATCCTCCCGCGTCACGCCGGTTGACGTGCCAGCCGCAGCCGTGCCGCCAATCGTGGATGCGGTAATGGTCGTGCCATATGCCGGTGCGTTCACCGTGACGGCACCTGTTGCGCCAGAGACCGAGACGTTCGTTCCGGCGACAATGGATGTGACGCCGGTGTTGCTCACACTCAGCGTGGTTGTGCCACTGATCCCGATCCCGGTGCCAGCCGCAAGGCTCGCCGAAACGGTTGGCGTCGTGGTTCCCGAGACGGTGATGCCATTGCCCGCGGTCAGCGATTGCACGCCGGTTGCACTGACAGTCAGCGCCGTGGTGCCTGACACGTTGATGCCACTGCCAGCGGTCACGGAGTTGACGCCGGTTGCACTGACGGTGAGTTCCGTGGTTCCAGACCCGGCAACCGCGATTCCGGTGCCAGCCGTGACAATCGCAGCGGTGATCGTCACGGCGCCGGTGCTGGACGACACGCTGATGCCGGACCCGGCCAGCGACCGCACGCCGGTATTCGTGATTGTGAGATCCGAGGTGCCCGTGATTGACAGTCCCGACGAAACGGAAACGCTGTTAATAGTTCCGGATCCGGTGCCACCGCCCGTGCCTGATCCGACCGCACCAGGCACGCCCGGTGGACCCATCGCACCACGCGGCCCGCTCGGCCCGCGATCTCCTTTTTCGCCCTTCGGTCCCGGCACAGGAGCGGTCGCTTCCAGCGCGTCGACACGGCCGACCACCTCGGTGATCACTCCGTCCTGTCGCGCATCTGTCGCCTCGTTGGCCGTTAACCGTTGCGCAATGCGCACCAATTCCTGCGCCTGTGCCGCCGTCAGTTCGCGTGTTTCGCCATGCGCCTGATCAATCGCCGATGCGACCTGCTGGACGCTTCCGAGGTCGGCGCGCAGGCCGTCAATCAGGCCATCCTGACGCTCGTCCACGCCCTCAATTGCAACGTGTTTGGCGCGCAATTCGTCCAGTGCCTCGCGCCGTGCCTTTTCCACATCGTCAATGCGGGTGTGGACCGCACGGGTACGACGCCCCATCTCGCGTGCCAGGATGTGCGCGGCTGCCTCACCGCGCGTCGTTCCTTCGCTCACTTTTCCGCTCCGAGACTCTCCCGGATCGCCGACGCGATACCGGGGACATCGAGGGACCGCATCGCCATCCCGACAAGCGCGGTGACGTCGTCCTCGTGATCGCCGGACAATGTCCGGCCTTCGGTTATTGGCGCATCCGCGCCGTCAAGTTCAGCCACGCGTGCCCTCGCCCACCGCATCGCGCGCTCGGATTCAGGACGTGTGCCGCCACCCCACAATGCATGCGCCACAACGCCCGGTGACGGGTAGTTGTCCGATTGCGGGTCCGCGTCCGGTGATTGCAAGTCGACCATGTGACGCGCAAACCACGCCGCCATGCGGCGCGCCTTGTCCTCGCTCACGGTGCCCGCTGCCATCTCGCGCGCTTCGCGCACGGTGCGTGCCACGATGCCGTCTCCGGACAATCCCTGTTCATGCCATGCAAGGCCCCGGCGTGCGTTCCGGCGCATCCACCCAGGCGTACCGAGCGCGCGCATCTCGATGCCCGCGGATGCATCGTCCGGCAACGCGTTGCGATGCGTGATCTCCTCCACGAGCGCGCGCACCGCCGGTGCGTTCGGCAATGGCACGGGTCCGGCCATCGGCCCGAAGTTGAGCGGCTGGATCAAACTATCACCGTCGACGCCGACGCTGTTGAGGTTCTCAAGCGCACGGATCTCGTTGACGGACAGCCAGCCCCACTGGCGCGCAACGGCGTACGCGTCGTATCTCGACTTGATGTCGCCCCGCAGGAGCGCGTCGACTGAATGTTCCACATACAGTGCCTGACGCTCGGACGGATAGAGCAGGGTCGCATACGCCTGTTCCAGTCGCACGCACCACGGCCGGATCGTGTGGACAACGAACTCGATGGACTGATGTTCAATGTTCGAGTAGGTCGCGCGCTGAAGATCGCCCATCAGATGCAACGGCACGCGGAAGATGCGCGCGATCTCCTCGATTGAGAACCGGCGCTGTTCCACGAACTGCGCATCCTGAAGAGGCATCCCCATGGATTGCCATTCGATGCCCTCTTCAAGCACCGCCACGCGGTGCGCGTTTTCCAGTCCCCGGTGCGCGGTTTCCCACGATTGTTTCAACCGGACGGCTGCGTCGTTGGACAAGCGCCCGGCGACTTTCAGCACGCCCCCAGGGCGGCCGTTGTTGCCAAAGAACCGTCCGGCAAACTCACGCTCGGCCTGTTCCAACCCGACCGCGTCACGGTGTACCGCTATCGGGGACAGGCCCATCAGGCCATCGGAGGACAGGCCACGGACGTGCAGGATTTCATCCGCGGAATAGACGCGCTGTCCGCCGTCATGCGTCGACACGACGTACACGAGGCTAGGAACAGGATCGTTTTCGGTTGCGACGTCAATGCGCGCAGTCACGCGGTCCGGACGGATCGGCCACAGGTACCGCGGTCGGCCCGAGGGGTATCGGTCGATCCACGTATACGCGTTGCCCCACAAAAGCAAACTTGCGAGTTGCTGTTCGCGGTACTCCACCGCGGTTTGCCTCGGGTTTGGCCGGTCGTGCAAGATCGGATACAGCGGATGTTCGGTCGCGATGACGCGCCCGCCGTTCCGACGCTCGTACACCCGCAACGGCAGGGTCGCGATGGATTCGCTGATGATCCGGACCGCTGCCCAGACGGCAGTCGACCCGACCGCAGTCGCCGGGGTCACCGGACGTCCCGTCGTGTTCGCGTTCCCGGCCATGGCCTGCGCCAGGTGCGGCCACCAGTAGTTGCGGTTTTCACCGCTGCCGAATAGGGCGCGTCCGATCACGCTCATCGCTGTTGCCTCCGTGACGCGCCCAACGCGCCGATCCACAGCAGGATACCGATCAGGCCAAGAATCACGAGCGCAGCCGGTAAGGACCACATGCCGACGCCGGTAACTAACAGTATCACGCCAATGATGCCGACCACGTCGATGATGATTGCGCCAAACTCGTCGCTCATAGGACCAGCATTCCCCGCTCCTCGTAGACCGATGCGCCCGCGCCTGCGTTCCGTGACGCCCGGTCGATGCCCATGATCAGCGCCACGATGCCGTCAATGCGCTGTCGCGCCTTGTGTTTTGCCGGTCGCACGTTCCCCGCAGCGTCGCTGATGACGACCAGATTGTCCGCCTGCCAGCGTAGGATCGGATGGTTCGCGTGCCTCAGTTTGCGCCCCAATGTCAACCCGAGCAGCGCGGATGTCGGCGCTGCCATCGAGGCCATGCCTTGGCTCATCGGTGCCATGTCAATGCCGTCCGCCATCAACTCCTGCACGAGTTGCGTAGCCGCCCATCGGTCGTAACTGATCCCGCCGACCACGTACCGCCGGGCCAGCGAGTTGACTTCGGCACGGACGTGCGCGTAATCGACCACGTTTCCCGGCGTCAGTGTCAGCAGTCCCTGCCTCGCCCATACGTCGTACGGCACGCGATCCCGTTCAGACCGGCGCTTGATGTCCTCGGCCGGCAACCAGAAGCGCGGGACCACATCGTAGTTCCCTCCACCGCGTGGGAACACGAGGACGAGCGCCGTCATGTCCGTTGTCGCGGATAGGTCCAGCCCGCCGTAGCAGACTTCACCGTCCAGTTCGTTTTCAAGGTCCGCAAACGTCACGCCACCGGCGCAATCGGACCACGCTTCCATCGGCAGGTAGCGCATTTCCTGGTTGACCCATTGGCACAGGTGCAACCGCCGGAACGCACTTTCATACGCCGGAACCGCCTTCGCCCTCGCGCATTCGCCTGCAAGATATTCCTCGGTCACGGTGTGCCCGAGTGATGGATTCGCCTTGCGCCAGACCGCCGGATCATCCCACGGTTCGTCTGGTTCGGCCCCGTACAAGACCGGCAAAAACGACGGATCATCCACGACGCCATCGCGAACCCGCTCGGCATATTCGTGCAACTGTCCGCCAAGGCTATTGGATTCGAACCCCGCCGTCGTGATCCCGATCATGAGTGGCTGGCGACGCGCGCCCGTCGAGGTCGACAGGACGTCCCACAGTTCCCGCGACGGCCATGCGTGAACCTCATCCGCGATGATCGTCGACGCGTTGAACCCGTGAGATCCGCCCGCGTCCGATGCAATCACGCGCAAAACAGAGTTCGATGCGCTGTGGATGATCCTGCGCGTTGACGGTACGACCTTCAGGAGTTTTTTCAGGTGCGGTTCCTGCGCGACCATCTCGCGCACGACGTCGAACACAATCGCCGCCTGGTCACGA